ATGACGATGAAGACTAACCCGAAAATCAACATCATCATCGACCGTCCTAATCGTGTTTTTAATAAGCATATCTATGAACATCTATTTGACTACGACACCTTCACAGAGGTACATTACGGTGGGGCTTCGTCTGGCAAAAGTCATGGAGTGTTTCAAAAGATAATTCTTAAAGCGCTCAAATCATGGAACAAACCACGAAAAATATTAGTGTTGCGTAAGGTTGCTTCTACGGTACGTGACTCAGTGTTTGCGGATGTGCAAGCGACATTATCTTATTTTGGGATACTTAATTTGTGCAAGGTTAACATGAGTGCCTTTCGTATTGAATTACCGAATGGGGCGGAGTTGATTTTCAAAGGGATGGATAACCCAGAGAAAATTAAGTCTATCAAAGGCATTTCCGACGTGGTAATGGAAGAAGCGTCTGAGTTTACCCTTGATGATTACACACAGCTAACGTTGCGTTTAAGGGATAAAGTGCATAAACAAAAACAAATCTATTTGATGTTTAACCCGGTATCCAAAGCAAACTGGGTATATAATGCTTTTTTTGTGAGAGATCCTAAGAATACAGTGGTTTATCAAACGACGTATAAAGATAATCGTTTCTTGGACGACTTAACTAAAGAGAATATCGAGGAACTAGCCAACAGAAACGAAGCGTACTACAAGATTTATGCTTTGGGTGAGTTTGCGACACTTGATAAATTGGTATTCCCTAAGTATGAAAAACGATTGCTTAATAAAGACGAGTTGGCGCACTTGCCAGCTTTTTTTGGTCTTGACTACGGTTTTATCAATGACCCATCAGCCTTGCTTCATGTAAGGATAGACGATGCTAACAAGCGCTTATACGCTGTTGAGGAGTTTGTAAAAAAAGGATTGACGAATGACAAGATAGCAGAAGCAATCAAGGCGCTTGGATATGCTAAAGAGCAGATACGAGCAGATAGCGCTGAAAAGAAATCTAATCAAGAATTGCGAAATCTTGGAATTCCTAGGGTTGTTGATGTGCAGAAAGGTCCTGGATCAGTTATACAAGGTATTCAGTATCTCTTACAGTACGATTGGATTGTTGATGAAAGATGCGTGAAGCTGATTGAAGAACTTGAAAATTACACTTGGAAGAAAGACAGAAAGACAAATGAGTACATCAATGAGCCAGTAGATAGCTATAACCACTGCATCGATGCGATTAGATACGCTTTGCAAGACAGAATATATAAATCAAACATCAAACTATTTAAAGGAGGTTTTTAAAAATTGGCAAAAGTTTTTGTTAATAAACGGAAAGTCATTACGACAACAAGCGATGTAGTGACTGAAGAAGTCGTTACTGAGGCGATTAGGCTTCACATGAGTAAGCTAGTTAAGAATTATGTTGAAAGCGAGGATATGTATCTCTCTCAGCACGAAGTTTTGAAAATGGCAAAAAAAGATAGCTGGAAACCCGACAATAGATTGGTGTTTAATTATGCGAAGTACATTGTCGATACGTTTACAGGCTATCAAATTGGTGTTCCAGTTAAAATCAAACATGAGGACGAGAACGTGAACGAGTTTGTCTCAAGTTTCCGTAAAATCAATGACATGGAAGACTCAGAGTTCGAGCTTGCAAAAATGTCAAGCGTGTTCGGACATGCTTTTATTTATGTGTATCAAGATGAATATAAACGAACTAGAGCGACATACAATAGTCCGATTAATATGTTTATTGTCCATGATAACAGCATTGAAGAACGCCCTATATTCGCTGTAAGATATACGTTTAATGAGAATAATCAAACAGGAGTCGGTCAAGTTATCACAAACGATGAATTGATTGACGCTACTTTTTCGACTGGTGGGGCGGTAAGGTTCGGTGAACGCACTCAACACATTTACAACTCAATCCCAGTAGTTGAATTGATTGAAAATGAAGAGCGACAATGTATTTTCGAGAGTGTGAAAACATTGATTAATGCTTTAAATAAAGCAGCAAGCGAAAAAGCGAACGATGTAGACTACTTTGCGGACGCTTATTTGAAAGTTCTAGGAGTAGAGCTACAGGAAGAAGACGCTAGTCAGATTAGAGAAAATAGAATTTTCAATCTATGGAAGAATGGCGACGGTGCTTTGCCAGAAGTTGCTTTCCTTGAGAAACCAAGTTCAGATACAACGCAAGAGAATTTGATTAGTTTATTGAAAGAGTCTATTTTCGCTATCTCAATGGTAGCCAATATGTCTGAGTCTGAGTTCGGTAACTCGTCTGGTACGGCTTTAGCTTTCAAATTACAGGCTATGGATAATCTTGCTCGAATGAAAGACAGAAAGATGCAATCCGCATTTAACCGTTTGTATCAAATTGTATTTAGTGTTCCATTAACTACTGTTTACGAGGACGCATGGACAGGATTGTCATACTCATTTACTAGAAACGTGCCACGAAACATTCTTGAAGAGGCACAGATTGTAGGACAATTATCTGGACAAGTATCTGAGGAAACTAAGTTGTCTGTGCTATCTATCATTGATGATCCGCAGAAAGAAATTCAAAGAATGGAAAAAGAGGAAGAGGCGATGGGCGACCTTGAGACTCGTTTGGAAAAACAAAAAATCTACTCGGACGCTGAAATGGACGAAAGTCAGAAGGTTATAGCTGATGTTGAATAACAAATACTGGGAAGATAGATACCGAGCCGAGGAAAAGGCAAGGGAGTTGGCGGATAAGAGAGTCGCTTTCCAATTACAAGGTGTCTATCAACAACACGCTAACAATATTCAAAAAGAAATTGATAGCTTTTGGCAAAGTTATGCTGATAAAGAAGGAATCACGAAGTTAGAAGCTAAGCAACGAGCTGATAGGCTTGATATGGTTAATGTCGAGTTTAAAGCTAAGCAGTTAGTCGATCGCGCTAGTCGTTTGAGGGAACGTGGTCAGAAAGTAACGAGCAAGGATTTCACAAAAGTAGAAAATGACTTGATGAGATTGTATAACTTGAAGATGAAAACAAGCCGTCTTGAAGTGTTGCAAGCGAATGTTAAGCTGCATCAGTATGATTTAGCTTTGAATGAGTTTGAAATAATTGATAAGCACTTGATTGAATCAATCCGACGTGAAAATCTGTTTAGCGCTGGTGTTTTGAACATGACACTCGGAAGTTTTGAATCTTCAAAAATATCTGCTGACTCTATCGTGTATGCCAATTTCAACAATGCGCCGTGGTCCGCTAGGGTTTGGGAAAGGCAGAACGAATTAAGAGATATCGTTAAGAAAGGTGTTGCCGATACCGTTTTGAGAGGTAAAGGCACAAACGTTCTGATTAACAATCTTAAAAAAGAGTTTGATGTTTCCTATGGCTACGCTAGACGGTTAGCAGTGACAGAATCAGCAAGGGTATATTCAGAGGCACAAAAGGCCAACTATGACGCTAATGGTGTTGAATGGTTTGAAGTCATGACCGAATTAAAAGCGTGTCAGATTTGCCAGCCGTTCAACAGGAGGATATTTAAAGTATCTGAGTTGGTTCCAGCATTGAACGCACCACCATTTCATCCCAACTGTCGATGCACGACGGTTCCGCATTTTTTGATAGATTTAAAGCGCGTAGGCAGAGATGAAGAGTTTTTACATGCTGAAATGGACTTAATGGCTAAGCAACGCGCTTTCGTAGTAGGAAATGATGTCAGAGTTAAAACAAAGAAATTGAATGGAACTGATCTTGATTTTTGGGTGCAAGATAACACCAAGAAAATGAGAGACACTGTTTTCAATGTCCAATCAAGCCTTAAGGAATTAAATGATTTTTCAATCCCAACAGTTGCTTTTTTGAAAAAATCAAGGCTTCCTGGTTTTGCTGGATATGATTACAAACAGGATATTCTATTTGTGAGTGATGCTCTTCATTCGGAAATAGAATTTGCTAAAGTTCTATCTGATAATTATTTTGCTGCTCAAAACATTAAAGATACCATGGTTCATGAACTAACGCATAAAAAACATTGGGATTCTGCTAAAGCATTTTACAAAGCCAACAAAAACCGGTATAATAGTGTCGAACAAGCAATGTCTGAATTGAATTCCCCATTAGTATCGTATATCAAGGAACAATTGAAACATGACTATAATTATCTTTATAGCATTAGCGATAATGCAGCTATTGCATTTTACAACAATAACATCAATGAGCTGGTCGCTGAAGTCGGGGTATTGGGAGATAAGGTTACAGACACAAATCTGTTAAATAAAGTCAAGGAGGTTCTATCATGGAAGTAATGGCTATGCCTAGTAAAGAAGTTTTGATTTTTACAAAACAAATCCGCCACTGGATTGTTGGCGATAAAACTATTTCAGGAAAGAAACAGTTTATCTTCCGTGAAGATGCTCCTCCTGAAATTTTAAAACTTTATCAAGATATAAAACCAAAACTTGAATTTGCTTATTAACAATCAAAAGCACCTAGAGAAATCTAAGTGCTTTTTTGTGCTCAGAAATGAGCGAGAAATGAAATATCAAAAAATAATTTAACCGTATGGAATCCCGTACGGTTTTTTTATTGTCCAAGCATTGAAGACTTTAAAAGCTATGGAAATTACAGTCGGGGACGACTTTAAAAATAGGAGGTTCGAAATGAACGAAGAAACACAAACAGTCGAAACGGTTGAAGAACAAAAGGTACCTGCAGAACCTACACCACAACCGCAAGACGAAAAGAAGTACACGGACGCAGATGTCAATGCTATCATCGACAAGAAATTTGCTAAGTGGAAATCAGAGCAGGAAGCTAAGGAGAACGAAGCAAAAAAGCTACGTGAGATGAACGAAAATCAGAAAGCTGAGTATGAGCGTAAGAAACAAGCTGATTACATTGCTGAACTGGAAGCTAAAATCAATCGTAGCGGACTAGAGCGAGAAGCCTCAAAAATGCTTTCTGAGGGCGGTATCGTGGCGGATGAGAAAATCCTAGGCATTGTCGTTAAAGATACAGCAGAAAGAACGCAGGAGGCTGTAGATAGCTTTGTAGCTTTAGTGAATGAACTAGCTGACAAGAAAGTCGGAGAAAAATTAAAAGGTAAAACGCCTAAGAAAATGGAAGACACTACCGCAGGCGAAATTACCAAAGAACAATTCAACAAAATGGGGTACCAAAGCAGAAACGAATTACTGCAAAACAACCCAGAATTATATCGTAAATTGAAAGGATGATAAATAAATGACACAAACTAAAATTGCACAATTAGTTAACCCAGAGGTTTTAGCTGATATGGTTTCAGCTAAGTTACCAAAAATGATTAAATTTACACCTTTAGCTTACGTTGAGCGTGAGTTAGTAGGACAACCTGGAAACACAGTAACAGTAGCTAAATGGGTATATTCTGGAGATGCTAAAGACATCACTGAGGGTGAAGCAATCGTCCCAGACCAATTAACTACTGACAAGTCTACAATGACAATCAAGAAAGCTGGTAAAGGTGTCGAAGTAACAGACGAGGCTTTATTATCTGGTTACGGAGACCCATTAGGTCAAGCAGCACACCAAATCGCTTTAGCTATCGCAAACAAAGTTGACAACGACTTAGCTACTGAGGCTGCAAAAGCTACTCAATATGTCGATGATGCACCTACAACAGGAGATGCACTTGATAAAGCCTTAGCAGTATTCTCAGATGAAGAAGATGCACATTATGTTGCAGTTATCAATCCAGAAGATGCGATCGCATTACGCAGTAACACAGTAAAAGAGTGGTTACGTGGTTCAGAAATCGGTGCAAATACCGTTGTTTCTGGAACTTTTGGTGAAACGCACGGTGTTCAAATCGTACGCTCTAAGAAAGTTACTAAAGGAAAAGGTTTCTTGGTTAAAATTTCAGCAGTTGAAACAGATACAGACGATGTTGCTAAATATGGTGCGTTCGTTATTAACTTAAAACGTGACGTGGCTATCGAAACAGACCGTGACATTTTAAAGAAAACAACTGTTATCACTGGTGATGAACACTATGGCGTATACTTATACGATCCTACAAAAGTTGTAAAATTCGGAGGTGCTTAATGGGAATGTTGTTACGACGACATTATCCAGAAAAGCCTGCTGAGTCTGAGATTATCACTTACAACGACTTAACAGTCAACGAGTTAAGAGATATCGCAAGAGAACGTGAAATCAAAGGCTATTCAACATTAAGTAAAGAGGAACTTATCGCAGTATTATTGGAGGGATAGTATGGAAAATATCGCTCAAGCAAAAATATTGCTAGGTATTGAAGACAATCTTCAAGATAAGTTACTGACAACGATAGCGACGTTAACAACCGCTAACTTTTTAGCTTACGCAGGCGTGGATGATGTCCCAGAAGGCCTTGAGTATATTATTACCGAGGTCATTATTAAACGGTTTAACAGAATTGGTGCTGAGGGAATGAGTAGTCAATCCCTCGAAGGCACCTCTATGAGGTTTGATTCCGATGATTTCAAAGAATATGACAGCGTGATTAAGCGAGTTTGCTCGAAAACATTCAATGCGGGGTTTAAGATGCTATGAGATATAACGAAAGAGTGGAAATTATCACTAATCAACAAGAAGAGTACAATCCAGAAACGGGCGAATATACTTCTAATGAAGAAGAAAAAATCATCGTACCAGTTCATGTAATGGACTTGGGTATCGATAAGCAAGTCGCAGTGTTTGGAGAGTATAAACGTGGTTCAAAAGTGGTCTATTTCCAAAACACACCTAAAATCTCATTCACTTACCTAAACTATCGCAAAGAACGCTATAAATGTAGAGCAGATAAGCAGTCTGGAAGAGTATTCTATTTAGAAAAGGATAATTCAGTTGGGTAGCTTACAATTTGAATTAAAAGGCCTTGAAAAACTTCAAACTAAACTTCAAAGAGTCGCTAAGATGGAAGAGGTTGAGCGCATCGTTGAGAAACACGGTGCTGAAATGCAGAAAAAAGCAGTTACTAACGCTTCCAAGTTCAGAGGGCACTATGAGGGTCGAGGCAAAAATAAACATTTCGTCAAGCCAACAGGGGCGACTAAACGTTCTATCTCTGTTAACAGTAGCAAGATAGATAGATTTAGATATAGAGTGGCTCCAGGGACTGCTTACGCTGCTTACGTTGAATTAGGAACTCGCAAAATGAGCGCACAACCGTTTATCAAACCAGCTTTTGACGAACAGAAAAAACTATTTAAAAATGATTTGGAGAGGTTGGTTAAATGAAATCAAGAGAGCAAGCAGTTTTTGACAGCGTATTTAAACGTTGCCAGAATTTAGGGTATAAGACATACGACTATAAACCAGACGACAATGTGCCTTATCCGTTCGTGGAGTTTGAAGATACGACTTCTATACTCGTTCCAAACAAAACGGACGTGAAAGGTACAGTCGAACTGGTCTTGTCCGTATGGAGCACCCGTAAAAAACGTAAACAAGTATCGGATATGTGTTCGAGTATCCTAGTGGAATCGATGAAGATTGTTGAGGCGGACGGCTACCATGTAGCCTTGAATATCTCTCAATCTACAATATCGCTTTTCGATGATAACACGACAATCGAACCACTCAAACGTGGTCGTGTTCGTCTAGTATTTACAATTTTATAAAAGAAAGAGGTTTTAAAAATATGCCAATTGCAAAAAAAGGGATTGACAGTATCCTATTATTCCGTTTGTTAGGCGAAGCAAGCAAAGCGGACGGTGCTAAACTAGCATTCCAAACTGAACACTCAACAGAAAAGAGCCGTGACACTAATTCAGTGAAAACTAAAGACGGTGTTTTACAATCAGTCGGTGGTATTGAGGTTTCAATTACTGCAACTACAATCATGGCGGAAGACGATGAGCTTGTCGCTAAGCTAGAAACAGCTATGGACAAGGGCGAACTTGTAGAAGTTTGGGAAATTGAGAAAAACGCTAAGAAAAAAGGCGATAAATTCGAATCAGTGTATTATCAAGGTTACTTGACATCATTCAAGAAAACTAAAAACGCAGAAGATTTAATCGAGTTGGAACTTGAGTTCGCAGTTAACGGAACTGGTGTTAAAGGTTATGCAACACTTAACACTAGTCAAGCGGAAGTAGTTCAATATGAATTCGCGGATACAACAAAAGGAACGGCTAGTCCAGCTAGTCCAGTTGCTGGCGTACCTGGTATCGGTGGTTAGAAATTAAGAGAGGTTAACGCCTCTCTTTTTTATTGTATTTTTTAGAAAAAGGAGAAAACAACAATGCAATTAAAAATCAATGATAAAACTTACAACATTAAATTCGGAGTGAAATTCGTTCGTGCGCTCGATAAAGCTTATCCAATCGAGCAACAAGGATTGAAATTTGGAATGGCTCTATCTGCTAAAATCCCTGAATTATACGCAAAGAATATCGCATCATTGGCAGATATTATCTACTATGGAACGGTTACAGAAAGTCCTCGTCCTTCATTGACTGAGGTTGAAACATACGTTGAAGAGTGCGAAGATCTAGAAAAATTATTCGATGATGTAATTCAAGAATTAAGTGAGTCAAACGCAGGAAAGTCTTTGATGTCGGAGATGAATCAAGAACTCAAGAAGAAATAATTGAGAAATCATCCTTAGAAACGTTCGAGGAAATCATTATTAATTGCGTCCGATTTTTAAACATAACGGACATGAACAAGATTGAGCGTATGACTATGTACGAATACGACTTGTTGATGACTGGTGTGTTACTAAGAAAGCAGGATGAAGACGAAATCTTGCACCGCTCAGCTTGGTTAAATAGACAAGTGGAGGCGACAAAATCGGACGGTAAAACTCCTTTGTATAAGAAGTACAGTGATTTTTACAAGAAAAAAGATACTAATAAACAAAAGTATCAACTCTCAGACGAAGAAAAACGACTCTTGCTGAGAGCGAATATGTAATGAAAGGAGGAGTATAATGGCAGAGACTTATTCAGTCGAGGCGGTGTTAACTGCGGTCGATAAGGGAATGAGTTCTACTTTGAACGGCTTACAGAAAGCGATCAACGGACTTCAAAAATCTTCAAACGCATTCGACAATATTGCGAATAAGAGTGGTTCAATGTTCAAGTCAATGCTTGGCGCTAATCTTGTCAGCTCGGCAATTACATCGGCTTTCGGTAGTATCAAAAATACTATGGGCGAAATGGTTGGAGAGTTGAACAGCTCAAAAAAGGCGTGGGATACGTTTGACGGAAACCTCAGTAAATTAGGTTGGGGAAAAGACCAAATCAACGAAGCAAAAGAGGCAATGCAGGACTATGCGACTAAGACTATCTACTCAGCCTCAGACATGGCTAGTACGTTCTCTCAAATGGCGGCGATTGGTCGAAAAGATAGTGGCGAACTTGTAAAAGCTATGGGCGGTCTAGCGGCGTCCGCTGAAAATCCTAAGCAAGCGATGACGTCCCTTTCTCAACAAATGGTGCAGGCTTTAGCTAAGCCTAAACTCACTTGGCAAGATTTTCGTATCATGATGGAACAAGCGCCAGCAGGTATGAGTGCCGTTGCTAAAGAAATGGGATTGTCACTAAATGATTTGATTCTCAAAATTCAAGCAGGCGAAGTTAAAACGGACGACTTTGCAGAGGCGTTTAAACGTGCAGGTATGACCATGCAGGACATGGCTACCAGCTATAAAACGATTGACCAAGCTTTGGACGGATTGAAAGAAACACTTTCAAACAAACTCAAGCCAGCTTTTGATACATTGTCTAAAGCAGGTATCAAGGCACTTGAGGCGATTATGAACCAGCTTGATAAGGTTGATTTCAATAAACTAGCCACAGGGATTGAAGGTTTTTTTAATAAAATCGATTTCGATGCAGTTATTGAGAAAATAACCTCGTTCGTTGGCTCGGCTGTTGCTAAAATCAAAGAATTTTGGCAAGGCTTTACAAACACGAGCGCAATATCTGACTTTAAACAGGCATTGAGCGAAGTTTGGGAGGCAGTTAAGAAAGTATTTTCTTCACTTGCTGGAGGAGATACGGCTTCATTTGGCGAAAAGGTTGGGAAAGCCTTGAGTGCAGTTTCAAAGGCATTACAGGCTTTTGCTAAAATCGTTCAAAGTCTAAGTCCAGAACAGATAAGAGCGATTGCTACAGCGTTTATCGGCTTTAAAGTGGCACAAAGGTCAACAAAATTATTGGCAAATGCTTTAATCGGATTGAGCAAAGGAGTAGGCGCAATCAAGGCTGTTTTTGGCGGTTTAGCAAGCTTTGCAAGAGTTGCAAAGATTTTAAGTGGTATCGCTAAAGGTTCTCAAGCTGCTAGCTCGGCGTTAACATTCTTGTCTGGAAGTTCAAAACTTGCTAAGGGTGCAATGATTGGATTGAATATCTTTAGTAAGGTAGGCGGTTGGATTGGTTCTGCGGTTTCTGCAATCGTTGCTTTCCTCGGACCAGTTGGACTAGTGATTGCTGCAGTCGTGGCAATCGGAGTAGCTTTTGTTATTTTATGGAACAAATGCGAAGGTTTCAGAAATTTCTTTATAGGTTTATGGAACGGCATTGTCAATGTTGCCTCAGACGCTTGGAAAGGTATTCAAGGCGCTTGGAGTGGATTGGTAGAGTGGTTCTCTAACCTATGGAACGGAGTTAAGGAAACAGCCTCAAATGTTTGGAATGGTTTCCTTGAAACGGCAAAACCAGTGATTGATGCTATTAAAACTGCTTGGGATAGCATTACAGGGTTCTTCTCTGGACTTTGGAAAGGCATTAAACAATTTGCCTCAAATGTCTGGGATAGCTTTGTAGAAGGCGCAAAACCAATTGTAGAGTCGTTGATGAATGTATGGAACGCTTTATCAGAGTTCTTCTCAACACTTTGGGACGGTATCGTTTCGGTAGCCACAACGGTTTGGAATGGTATTGTTGATGTTGTTAAGTCGGTCGTTGAAGTGATTAAAGGCGTTTGGAACGGCATTACAGAGTTCTTTAGCAACCTTTGGAAAGGAATTACAGAGGCATCTACTATTGCGTGGAATGGTCTTGTTGAGTTCATAACTCCTATCATTGAAACAATCAAAGGTTTGTGGAATGGCTTTGTTGAGTTCATGTCTTCTATCTGGAATAGTATCGTGGAAGTTGCGACTACTGCTTGGAATTTACTACAACCTATCGTCGAGGCGGTATGGACTGGTGTCCAAACATATATCTCAACAGCTATTCAAAACATTCAAACTGTTATCTCAACAGGTATGCAAGTCGTTCAAGAAGTGTGGAATGCTGTATGGACGGTGTTTACTACAATCGTTCAAACTGTATGGACTGTTATTTCGACAGTTATTTCAACTGTCTTGAATGTGATAGCAGGCATCATTAACACAGTTACAGCCGTTATCAAAGGCGATTGGAGTGGCGCTTGGGAGGCAATCAAAGGTATAGCCTCTACTGTTTGGGAAGGTATCAAGACAGTTATTTCAACTGTGATCGATGCGATTAGTACTATTATCAGTACAGTTTTAGGTGCGATTAAGAATACCGTATCAGCAATCTGGGAAGGTATTAAGAGCATTTTCACAACAACAATCAATGCGATTAAAGAAACGGTGGTAAATGTTGCCAACGCCATGAAAGAAGGTTTCTTGGGTGCATTAGATGCACTTAAGGACGGAGTTTCAAGTGCTATTGAGGCAATAAGTGGTTTCTTTGGCAGATTATGGAATATTGATTTAAGCGGTGCAGGTCGTGCGATTATGGATGGTTTCCTTGGTGGGTTAAAAGCAGCATGGAATGCAGTTACTGATTTTATCGGTGGCGTTGCCAACTGGATTGCAACTCATAAAGGACCTATCTCGTATGACAGACGGTTGCTTATTCCTGCAGGGCAAGCTATCATGGGCGGTTTCAATAGAGCTTTAATGAGCGGATTTGAAATTGTGAAAGGCAACGTGTCTGGAATGGCTGGCGGTATTCGTTCAATGTTCGATGACGCAGGTTCTAGAGTTTCAGCGATGTCTAATGCTTTACAAGGCGATTTCTCAAATAACGTATCTGGTACATTATCAGCTACTTACGAAGTCAACCAGACGAAAGAGCCAGCGGTTATTAACCTAGCTCTTGGTTCTAATGATTTCAGAGCCTTTGTTTCAGATATTTCAAACGTTCAAAATAAAGAGGAAAGGATAAGATTGAAGGCTTCAAGCCTTTAATGGTGGTTTAAATGTATACTTTTAACGACACAGTAAAAGGCACACCCACATTTAACTCTGGTTTAGAAGTTCAATTTGGTGGTGTAAGCCTCAATCAAGAAATGAATAACGAGGACGGAACGTTTTTTGTGGCGAATACCACAGGTCGAGACGTCCTCGATTTTAACCATGAAACAACAAAAATAAAAGGGCGAGACGGTCAATATCTCTATGGTGCGACTTATAAAGAGCGTGAAATTGAGGTACAGGTCAGACTTACTGGTTATACTGATTTGGGAATGCGAAAACAGTACGAGCGTTTAAACCGCTTGTTGTTTTCCCGTCAAGCTAAGAAATTAGAGTTTGGCGATGATGGTGAGCGATACTACAAGGCTATCTTTTCTAAAGTTAAAAAACCAGAATTGGAAGATGCTAATGATACGGTTATCAAACTACATTTCATTTGTTATGACCCGTTTAAATATACTGAGCCTAAAAGTACTGGAAGTAACAAGGTAACTTATAATGGAGATTTTCCAACAGATCCTATCTTGTACCTTACAACGCAAGAAGGAACAGAAATTCGTATATTACACCTTGAGTCGCAAAAATATATCAGACTAAAAGCTACTTACGTTCAAGATTCAAGTCTGATTATTAATTGTGAGACTAGAGAAATCACGTTAAACGGCAGAAACGAGTTGAAAAACTTTGATATGGTTAACAGTCGCTATTTTAAATTGCAAAAAGGCGTGAATACATTTCAAGTTGAGGGCGCTACATTGAATGACATCCAGTATAAAGAGGTGTTCGCATGATTTATTTATTTAATCAAACGGAAGAGTTGATTGATGTAATCGACGAAGCGAGCCTTGCAGATTTTACACACACTATTGAATTGAATCAATTTGATAGAGCGAGTTTTGAAATCCCTGTAGATTACAAGCCTAACATTATAAAAGAAGCCCAGTTTTTCGGTTTTCAATCGAGAGACGGGGCTTTTTGTTTGTTCAGGATCGCGGAAAAATCTTACGACATCGGTTTAACTATCCAAGGAATAGATAGAGCAGAAAGTGACTTACATTCATTCATCATCGAGAATAAGCGTCCTAGGGGAACTGCTGAACAAGTATTGAGTGGAATTTTAGAAGGAACAGGCTATCAATTAGGAAATGTAGATGGCTTGACTAGAACAGGTAAATTGAGTTTCTACTATATTTCAGTTCGTCAAGCGCTCGTTAAAATAATTGAATCGTACGCTTGCGAGTTCAAGGTTAGATATACCTTTGTCGAAAATAAAATCATCGGACGATACATTGACCTGAATCAACGCTTTGGACGTGTTACAGGTCATCAATTCGAGTATGGCTCTAATATTTTAAATGTTACCTTTGAAGAATCTTCAGACGATGTTGTAACGGCTCTTATCGGTCGTGGTAAGGGTGAGCAAAGCACAGACGACAACGGTGAAGCTACGGGTGGTTACGGTCGTAGAATCCAGTTTAAAGATGTTGTTTGGTCGGTTGCAAATGGCGACCCTGTAGATAAGCCTGCAGGGCAGAATTATGTAACGAATGAAACTGCCAGAAATATCTATGGACTACACCAGAATGGCGTTATTAAGCATCGTTTCGGTGTCTATACCAATGAGGATATTGAAGACCCTACTGAGTTATTAAAAGCGACTTACAAAGAGTTACAACGCTTATCTGTTCCAATCGTTACGTTCAAAGCTAATCTTTTAGATCTAGCCAATGCGATTGAGCAGGATGTTTGGATTGGTGACAGCGTCGGAATCGTAAGAGACCAAATAGGGATTGCTTTTGAAGCTAGAATCCATAAATTGGTCATTGATAAATTGGATAATAACCGTTCAGTCGCTGAATTAGGCGATTATCAAACGTTACAAGCTAAGGACCGTGCGAGTCGTCAGCAAGCTATCAAAGATGCAGTTGGTGACTTTAGCGAGTCACTGTTCGAACAATCTATTGCGAATGAAGTCGAAAGACGGAATAAAGAGATTGACGAAAAGGTTCGTATTATACAACTTGAGATTGATAATGTTGTAAAAGAATACCAAAACAAAGCTCAAGATTTCAGCGCTAAAATCCATGAAGAAGTGGAGAAAGAGCGTCCTGAGTTCTTGAAGCGCATTCGTGAAGAGTTGATGAGCGGTGCGGATTCAATTGCTGAATTAAGTAAGAAATTAGAACAGGTCAGTGAGACTGCAAGAATTAACGCAGGACTGATTGGTGGAGACGGGACAGCTATTTACAACAGAAACCGCCTCAACGGTAGCACGGCTAAAAAAATCGCCTATGGTACTGATTTTGTCGAAGTCGGACACAATGGTGAAGGCTTTGATCTAGGTAAACAGTATGTTATCAGCTGGTCAGCAACATGTACGGTTTACGGAAAAACGGACGTGACTGTAATCATAAACAAAACACCGTTTTACGGTGGACACGTTCTTTTTGAGCCTATCAACTCAGTTCTGCCAGAGATTGACAAAAACTTGACTCAAAAAGAGGAAAAAGTCTTAGCAGTTTACAACGGTGCTTACCGCTTGACATTTACTGGCGATTGGTACCAAAACATAGAGCATTCCATTATGGTGGACAATCGGACAAATCGATTTGAGTTAGAACCAGTCTACAAGACTATTGCGGACGGGCAAAATTCGATATATGACGGAAGTTGGAACGAGAGACCAACATTTATTTTTGACGGAGGTGTAGCATGACGGAAACTATTCCAATTAGAGTACAACATAAACGTATGCCAGCGAGCGATTGGGCAAATAGCCCTCTTATCTTGCTTGACGGTGAGTTAGGTGTTGAGAGCGACACGGGAAAGGTTAAAGTTGGGAACGGACGTGACCGTTTCTCAGCCTTACAATATCTAACTGGACCAAAAGGCGACCGAGGAGAGCGTGGCGAACAAGGTCCAAAAGGGGCAGACGGAGTTCTTCGGTTTGAGGACTTAACAAGTCAACAAAGAGAAACATTAAAGGGTGCGCAAGGACCAGTAGGACCAGCGGGACCAATAGGACCTCAAGGACCGACAGGACCAGCAGGAACTCAAGGACTCAAAGGGGAGACTGGCGAACCAGGTCAAAATATTATCAATCAGAACGGTGGACAACCATTGAAATATTGGGCAGGAACAAAGGCACAATATGACGCAATCGCCAATAAAGACGAAAACACTATCTATGATATTTACACAGCATAGGGGGAGGTAATATTGTGCGAGAAGGAATTTATGTAGGTAACAAGGAAGTTACTAAGCGTTATATTGGTAATAGTCTGGTTTGGGAAAAAATGAAATTGTTATTTAGCGGAAAAGTAACCCTAATTTATAGTGCATTCACACGTTCAGTATCCATCGTCAACCAAGATTTATCGTTGGAGAATGCAAAAGTTATTGAAATCAACGGACATAAAATAGAGATTTCTAAAGTTACAAAAGGTGTAAACGCCTCTGAGTTCAAATTCGTTGATAGCACAAGAGAGTTTGAAAGAAAAACTAATTTTAAACGAAGCACACCTTTTTACGAAGGGATTGATATAAAAGTATACGGAGGGGAATAAATGGACATCACAATTCAAAACGTCCGAGCTCCTGCCCTAGAGCATAACGGACGATTTTATAAAGTGTTTCAGCCTCAATCACGAGGCGAATTGCTGAAATTGCATCATTTGGGATGTGCTGGGGATACCGTGATAACGGACATTCAGTTAGAGCAAGGAGATTTTCCTACTAGCTTTGTTGAGCCTATGGTTACGCAACGGACTTTATCTGGACTGTTTAAGGATATGAGGTCAATCGAGCTAGAAATGAGAGACCAAAACAGTACGCTTTGGAGTAAAATTCAAAAGAGCAACCAAGGTGCGTTAACTCAGTTCTTCGATACGAATGTTAAGAGTGCGATTGCACAAACGGCAAACGAAATCAGACAGGAAGTGCGAAACGCCTCGAACAGCGCCAGAGTACAGGTTACTCCAGAGGGCGTGGTTATTGGATCAACTACTCTGACAGGAGAGCAACTAGCCTCTACCATTTCCACAAGCCCTAGAGGAGTTGACATCATCGCCCCTAAAATCAAAGTCAAGTCCGACATGATTGTTGACGGTTCGATAACCTCTAGCAAGATTGCTGCAGGGTCAGTTACCGCAAACGCATTGGACGCTGGCTCGGTTACGGCAGATAAAGTCAAATTCGATACTGCTTTTATTCAGAGGTTAGTATCTCAACAAGCATTTATCGATGAATTGTTTGCTAAGCAAGCAACGATTACAAAAATCAAAAACGTTGATTTTACTGGAGACCATATTAAAGGCGGACGCATTTCCTCACTAAACGGGAATACTACATTCGACTTGCAAACAGGTCAAATTGATATAAACGGTTTTGGTGTAGGTATAAGAAACCAATTTCCAAACCGTCCATTGCAGTATCTTGCATTTGGCGCTGGTAACATCAACGGTGTTGACGCATCATATACCGCATTATTAAGTAATCGAAACGGATTGCAACAAATGGACCACACAATAGCAGGACTACAAATATGGAATGGTCGAAGTGGAAGCAATGTTAAAAGTGCCGTCAACATGTACGGTCAAAGAATAACATTTAACCAGAGCGCACAAGATGGATTGAAAGAAGTGTCTATTGATACAGGCACACACACCCTTGCAGGAGTTGACGAGATTGTTATTCAAGGAGTACGATTGTCGTTGATTTTAAATGACATTTACGACAACTTTAGAAACCTTGGAGCGAAAGCAGGAAACTACACACGAGGTTATCACGATAGATGGAAATAACGGAGGGCAAATGAACACTCAAGATAAGATTATCAATGACTTAGCAATTCAACTGGCAAATAAAACTATTGAATGTGCTAATTACAAAGCGTTATATGAAGAGGCGCTAGAGCAAATCAAACAACTACAAACAGAGAAAGAAGAGGAACAATAATATATGGCTTTTAAAGTTATCAACAAATATTTACAAGAAAACAACCGCACTTTTGTTGCAATTCGACAAGATGCACCTTATACGGCTTTTGACCGTGTTTTAATTGGCGACCGTGTGAACGAATCAGACGAGGAATTGATTAAAGCAGTCATCGGACAAGTGACTACTGAATTTAACCCGGCGGAAGGTGTTAAGAAATTACAAGAAGATTTACGTACGCAAGCTGAAAGTTACGAAGAAAAGCTTGCTGAGAAAGATGCGAAAATTGCAGAGGTCAAAGCCGTTGCAGATTGGGCAGTATTGGCTCGAGTAACGGATGTAGATAATCCGCTAGACCCTACAGTGTTCAAACGCGGTCTTGAATTGGTAGACCCTGCTAAGACTGGTAAGACTTACCAATCGCAAGAAATTTTCACGCTTGAAGATGTGAATCATGTTGAGAAATTCCAAGAAGGAAAACGTGTCATGATCCAAGTAAACGAGCCATTCACTTATCAAGGTGAAACGCTTGAACAACTTGCAACACTTGAACAAAACGGAAAATTAGGTATTTGGAAGTGGACTGAACCAAAAGCAGAAAAACCATCAAATGAGTTAGACACTCAGCCTGTACAATAATCAACTGTTTCAGAAAGGGAGGTGGGTTAATTGGATTTTTTAACCTTAATCGACAAACTCACGCCCGTTTTAATCGTTATAATTCCGAGCTACTTTTCATTCAAGAGTACGAAGAACACAAAAGAAACTGAAAAACAAATCAACGTACTTTCAGACAAAATCGGAGGGCTTGAAAAATCAGTTGGTGAAATAAACGAAATCGGGCGAGAAAATCGTGATAATCTTTCTCTCATTGGAAAAGGTTTGCAACGATTACAGCGTTTTCGATTACAAGAAAACTTAAAAAAAGCAATTAGGCGCGGGTGGACAACTCAACATGAAATCGAAGAGCTTTCAAGGCTCTATGAAAGTTATGTTGAATTGGGCGGAAATGGCGCCATAAAAATATTGTTTGAGAAGTTTCTCAAACTAGAAATTTCGGAGGAAAAATAATGAACAAAATTAACTGGAAAGTACGAGTATTAAATAAAACATTTTGGCTAACGTTAGTGCCAGCTTTAGCATTGCTATTACAAACATTTTTAGCGGTGTTTGGCGTTAAAATTGAGCTAGGCGAAACGATTGATAAATTATTAGTGTTTATCAACGCTTTATTCGGTGTATTTATTATCGTTGGTATTGTTAACGACCCAACAACTGCTGGACTGACTGACAGCACAAGAGCGCTTGGGTATCACGAACCTAGCGAAGATTAAACTGAAAGAGGAAGTCTTAAGGCTTCCTCTTTATTTTGTATGAAAGGGGGACAAACATTGAAAAAAATTATTAAACGACAAGCAGGCGTTTGTGTCGATGTCCGAGATAAAGTCTACAAAGTTAAGGAAGAATTTTATTCACACGATAAAAATAACGCCTTTATCGAAGTGAAATTGAATGGAGTAGATACTGAAAAAATCATAGTGTTATTCCACTTCAAAACGACAAATCGCTTCTTGGAAGTCGTCGGAGTGGTTGAAAATAATGTCGCAACTGTTCCGTTCGATACTAGCTTAATTACAACCGATGAAATCGTGAATGGGTTTGTTTATGCTGAGAAAGTCGTGCAATCTGCGGACATCTTAAAATTCTCTTTTTGGGTTCGATTATCAGAAATTGATAAACATAGCGAATTGCCAGTTATCGAGAAAGAAACTAAAAGAATTGTTGCTGTGACGGATATCGTAACAAAAGCTGAATTAGAAGAGGCAATCAAGAATATCCATGTTGAGGGCGCAACATTTGACGATTCTGAAATCTTGAGACGATTACAAGCGCTTGAAACGAAACCAGAAATTGATACAAGCACTTTTGCTACGAAACAAGAACTAGAAAACAAAGTTGAACGTGCTGAAATTGGCCGTATTTCAGCAGATATTGAAGCTTTAAAGACAAAGACGGATAAAGACACCGTCTATGACGATAGCGCTTTAAAACAGCGTGTAGAGGCCTTAGAAAGCAAGCCTAGTATTGATACAAGCTCATTTGCTACAAAAGAAGAATTGCGGACTATTTCATCAACTCCTGGTCCTAAGGGCGACAAGGGAGAAACTGGAGAACATGGTCCACAAGGTTTACAAGGCTCGACTGGTCCGCAAGGTCCACAAGGTATCCAAGGCGAACGAGGCCCAGAAGGTCCTAGAGGTGCAGACGGACTTCAAGGTCCAATCGGTCCTCAAGGTGTTCAAGGAGAACGAGGACAAGACGGACAAGCAGGTCCAAAAGGAGAGCGTGGAGAACAAGGACAAGTCGGTCCTACTGGTCCTCAAGGTCCAATCGGATTGACTGGTCCTAAAGGTGCGGACGGTGTAGGCATTCCTCAAAAGCTAACTTTAAACGGAAACACGCTTGTTTTGTCAGACGGAGGAGGCTCGGTAACTTTACCAGAAACCAGTCAAAATGCTTCAACTTCGTCTAGTGAACTTATTGGTACTGGTATGCCGAATGGTAAAGTAGAAGGTAAACTAGGTCAAACTTATGTTGACACAGCTAAAACAAATGGTGCACTGAAATGGATTAAACGAACTCCTTCAGGTAACACAGGTTGGGCAGTATTAGACGGTGATACTGGTTGGAAAGTACTAAATTCGGCTTCGAAACTCGGTAATTCATCCGTAAAAGCACGAAGAATTAATGATATGGTGCAATTACAATTTGGTGGTTTACAATGGGGTTGGTTCGGTATTGTTCGCCGTGGTGGTCTTGGATTCGTGGCGCATCCTGGAAACCGTGAAAAGAAAGTTTTCATTTTAACAAATGGACAAATGCCTTATGGTTACCGAACAGCCACTTCATTAATCGGACCGATTTATAACGATGACGGTGTTCCATACGGTACATGGTATCTTGGGGGATACGGAGATGCAAATCACTTACGTTTCCAATTCTTAGAACCAATACCAGCAGACAAAGACATAGGCGATATCAGGGTTTCTAATATAAGTTATTTTACAGATGACCCTTGGCCAACGAATTAAGGAGGAATATATTTATATGGCTACATTAAAAGAAGTACTTGATTTTTATAAGTATCTAGCGGATAACGGGCTAGGTATCGACAACGATGGGGTTTACGGCTACCAGTGCGCGGACGTTCCAGCTTACCTGGCCTACCATTATTTTGGTAAGTGGTTATGGGGCAATGCGATTAATTTACTGGACTCTGCTGCTGCGCAAGGATTCGAGGTCGTATATGAGGGGCCTGGGGTCACTGCAAAAGCTGGTGACATTTTCGTCATGGAAGTGCCAGGGTCACCTTATGGTCACACTGGTCTAGTCATCGAAGATTCAGACGGCTACACTCTGAAGACTATCGAGCAAAATATTGACGGGAATTGGGACTTCCTCGAAGTTGGTGGGCCTGCTCGTTACAATACACGATCATACGCAGGAATGGTCGGATACATCCGTTTCCCTTATGGAGAAGATACACCTGTTCAACGAGAAGGATGGATTCAAGATTCTGCTGGATGGTACTTCAAGAATCAGGATGGAACATATCCAATGAACGCATGGAAAAAGATTGATGATAATTGGTTCAGATTCGATGCTAATGGATATATTCTTGAGAACACTTGGTTCAAGGACGATGAAGGGTATTGGTATTGGTTGAAGGCAGGAGGCTATATGGCTGTCGGTTGGCATAAAATCGACGGCAAGTGGTACTTCTTCAACGAGGTTGGAGAGATGAAGACAGGTTGGATTCGCTACTTCGACAAGTGGTACTATTGCACTGAATCTAACGGCGACATGGTGTCTAAAGAAGTTCGCAAGATTGGTGATGCGTACTACTATTTCAACGGGGATGGAGAGATGTTAGAAAAAGCATCGATTCGTGTTGATGAAAGTGGCGAAATTCATTTCGAAGAATAA